CCCATATGATGCTGGTCTATTCTATTGCCCATATGTTCCACTACAAATGGTACGTGCAATTGATCCTAACAGCTTCCAGCCAAAGATTGGCTTCAAGACACGTTATGGTTTAATTGCTAACCCATATGTAACAACAGCTGCAGGTGTTAATGATGCTGATACGTTCACAGCAGATCGTAATCAGTACTATCGTAAGACCCGTGTTGTTAATTTGATGTAATTATTGAGCCGACATAGATCGGACTTAAGGGGGAAGAAATTCCCCCTTTTTTGTCTTTATAAATAATGCAGGAGGAAGTAAATGGCATATACACCCAATCTTAATTTACTACAAGCATCCTATACTGCAAATAGACCTACTACCTATGATTTCCTTAGGCCTAATGCTTTTAGATTTACTATTAAAGATTTGCCAAATACATCTTACACCTGCCAATCAGCTAATTTACCGGCACTTGCTTTAGGTTTTGCTCAACAACCTAGTCCATTCATTGATATACCTACGGTCGGTGATAAATTAGTATATGGTGATTTTGTAATACGATTTTTAATATCTGAAGACATGTCAAATTATTTGGAATTATACACTTGGTTAATTGCGCTTGGATTCCCACAAAGTCATGCCCAATTTTCTAATTTTGTTTTGAACAAACAAAATAGATTTCCATTCGTAGTAAATAGTTCAGGGCAGACAAACGCTTTGGCTTACTCGGATGGTATTTTAACTATTTTAGACTCGACAAACAATCCTAAAACTAATATAATATTCAAAGAACTGTTCCCAGTTTCATTAGAAGCTTTAGATTTTGAAATAGCATCTCAAACAGTAGAATACTTTACAGCAATAGCAGCATTCAAATATAAATTATTTGAAGTAGAACAACTTTAATATATTGGAGTTATTATGGCAATAAAATTGGATCCTACAGCAATCAAACCGCCAACTTTACAAACACAAAACGAACCTCCCCGACAGAACAATCAAGGCAAATTGGAAATTCGTATTGATGATCTTCGTAAAGAAAGAATCTTTGTTGCTACACCCTGTTACGGTGGTATGCTAAATGAAGCATATTTTCGATCAGTAATAAAATTACTTACATTCTGTAATCAACATCAGATTCCTCTTGCCTTTGGTACAATTGCTAACGAATCCTTAGTTACTCGTGCTCGTAATGTGTTACTTGCATATTTTCTACAGAGCAATTTTACCCGTCTCATGTTTATTGATGCGGACATTGAATTCCAAGTTGAGGATGTGTTAAAACTTGTAGCTCATAATAAAGATGTAGTGGTTGGTGCTTATCCAAAGAAGGGCGTTAATTGGGATCGTATCAGAGATTCAGTAAAAGGTGAACCTAATAAGGAATTCTCAGCAAATCAAGTAGCAGCATTTGGTTCTGATTATGCTATTAATTTCAAATTTGTTAATAGAGATGCCAAGCAGATTGCTATTGAAAATGGTTTGATTAGATTACATGATGGAGCAACAGGTTTCATGATGATCAAAAGAGAAGCTATTGATAAGATGATCAAAGCATATCCTGAACTAAAGTATAACAATGACTTAAATACTGGTCCAGAACTACAAGATTATTTCTATGCTATGTTCGACACTATGATTGATCCGAAAGATAAAAGATACTTATCTGAGGATTATACTTTTAGCCGTAGATGGCAAGACTTGGGCGGAGATATTTGGTTAGATCCTACCATATCTTTGAATCATTATGGTACTTTTAACTTTATGGGCAATCCAGCACAAATTATTCAAATTCAGTCTTAACAATGAAACTAAGTGATCTTCAGGAAATGTGGGCTGAAGATTGCAAGATTGATGAAACAAATCTTGGTAAAGAATCAGCTCGCACTCCTATACTTCATGCTAAATATATTAACTATCTTTCTTCTACAAGACTTAATCTCAGAAAAGCAGAATCAGATTATTTAAATTGTAGAAGAAAGAAGTATCGTTATTATAGGGGAGAGATGTCTCGTGCAGAATTAGAAGAAGAAGGTTGGAATCAATGGCAAGGCACGAAACCTCTAAAAAATGAAATAGATGAATTTCTACAAGGTGATGCTGATCTAGTATCATTTCAAGACAAGATAGAATACTTCAAAACTGTTTTATATCAACTAGAAGCTATTATTAGATCTCTTAATAGTAGAACTTGGGATATAAAAAATACCATTGAGTGGACAAAGTTTACTAACGGAATGATGTAATGGCTGATATAAGTATTCGTAAAAAGAATGAAGTACATCTGCTTGTAGATAGCGACCCCTCAATAGCGCAAGAATTAAACGATCATTTTTCTTTTGATGTACCAGGCGCAAAATTTCATCCTCTTTATAGATCTCGTATGTGGGATGGCAAGGTGCGACTCTTTTCTATGTTTACAAAAGAGTTATACATAGGACTATTAGATTATTTAAAAAAATTTGCTGAGGAAAGAGAATATCAAGTAGACGAATCTAATTTTAAAAAATCTTATGATGAGGTAACTTTAGATGAAGTAAAAGTATTTTGTGAATCATTAAAAATATCATCTAAAGGTCAATCAATACAAATTAGAGAGTATCAAATCGATGCAGTCTATCAAGCAATTGTCAACGGAAGACGCCTTTTATTATCGCCAACTGGTTCGGGAAAATCTCTTATTATTTACTGCCTCATACGATGGCATCAAAAATTTGGAAGACGACAACTCATTCTTGTCCCTACAACAAGCCTTGTGGAACAGATGTACTCAGATTTCCAAGATTACTCAGGATTAAATGAATGGAAAACATCTGAAAATTGCCATAGAATTTATGGCGGGCATGAAAAATCAAATCAATACAATATAGTAATAAGTACATGGCAGTCATTGTATAAGTTACCGAAAAATTTTTTTGCTGAGTTTCAAACAATTTATGGAGATGAAGCACATCTATTCAAGGCTAAATCCTTGACAGGTATTCTAAATAAATGTACAACTACTCCCTATCGTATCGGAACAACTGGTACTTTAGATGGAACTAAAACTCATAAGTTAGTTTTAGAAGGGTTGTTCGGTTCCGTTTATAAAGTTACAACAACCAAAAAATTAATAACAGATAAAACACTAGCAGATCTTCAGATATACAATATTATATTAGAGTATCCCGATGAGATAAGAAAAAATGCAAAAGGTTTTGACTATCAACAAGAGATGGATTTTATTGTAACCTATTTTGAAAGAAACAAGTTTATACGAAATCTCGCAATAAGTCAAAAAGGAAATACTTTAGTATTGTTTCAGTATGTTGAAAAACATGGTAAAATACTATTTGATATGATAAATGAAAAAGTATCTGATAGAAAAGTCTTTTTTGTTTTCGGTGGTACAGATACAGAACAACGAGAACAAGTAAGACTATTGACAGAGAAAGAAAATGATGCTATAATAGTGGCATCGTATGGAACTTTTTCCACAGGAATAAATATCAAAAAGCTGCACAATATTATTTTTGCATCTCCTTCAAAGTCTAGGGTTCGTAATTTACAATCAATAGGTAGAGGATTGAGAACAAGTGACGAAAAAGATAGATGCAATTTATATGATATAGGTGATGATTTATCTTGGAAAACTAAAAAGAATTATACATTACTTCATATGATAGAAAGAATTAAAATTTATAATGATGAACATTTTGAATACAAACTAATAAAGGTCCCTATCAAATGAAAGAAGAAACTTTTCACTACAAACTATTAAAATTGTCAAATGGTGAAAGTATAGTTTGCGCGACAGATGATGATTGTCAAAATCTTAGAAGTAAAACAAGTATTCATATTTGTGATCCTGTTTTAGTAACTCCTTTTAGAATGCCTAAAGGAATGAGTATAGCAGAAACCTATATTATGACACCTTGGATTTCTATAACTGATGAAAAGATATTTGAAGTTCCTACAGAACAAATTATTATTGCTGTTGATGTGAAGGAAAATTTTAAGAATAACTATATTAACTTTGTAGAATCCAAAGATGAGTTTATTGAAAAAGGATCTACTCAAGATAGAGAATCTTTAATGAATAATGTGTTAACTCTGCTAGGAAAACAAAATGATGAAACGAACGAAGAAATCGAAGACGACCGATCAATACTTGTCCCCGGAACAAGAACAATCCATTGAAATTCCTCAATCTTCTCATTACGTAGATAATAAGAAATTTCTACAAGCATTGATAGATTATAGATCATCAATTGATAAAGCTGCGGCAGAAGGAAAACAACAACCACAAGTGCCTAACTATATAGGTGAATGCTTTATTAAGATTGCTACTCATTTATCCTATAAGTCTAATTTTATCAATTATACTTTTAAGGATGATATGATTAGCGATGGTATTGAAAATTGCCTAACAGCTGTTGCTAAATTTGATCCGTCAAAATCTTCTAATCCTTTTGCTTATTATACTCAGATAATTTATTTTGCCTTTATTCGTCGTATTCAAAAAGAAAAGAAACAACAGGCAACTAAATATAAAATGATAGAAAATATTGATATTGATCAAATTATTTCTCAAGAACATGGAAATGAAGAATTCAATAATCAGTTTATGGAATACGTGAAAAAGCAATTAGACCAAATTGATATTGATAAACGAGTAGTGCAATTGCCAAAAAAGAACAAATTAGCTGAAGAAAATGTGCAGAATTCACTTGATTTAGATGAGTAGAATACTATATAATATAGTATCATTAACTAGGATATATCATGAGCAAAATTAAAGTATCAGAATTATTTTATTCTATTCAAGGGGAAGGTCGATTTATGGGCGCTCCCTCAATCTTTCTAAGAACCTTTGGTTGCAATTTTACCTGCGACGGATTTGGTATGCCCCGAGGAGAAAAAAGTGACGAACGAAATATCATTGCACAACACGCGGATCAGTACAAAGATTATAAATCTTTGCCTTTGGTTACTACAGGTTGTGATAGTTACGCTAGTTGGGATGTTAGGTTCAAGCATCTTAGCCCTTTGTTGTCTATTGATGGTATTGTTGATGCCATTCTACATATGCTACCTCATGGTAAGTGGACAAGTGAGCATCTCGTTATTACAGGAGGCGAACCACTCCTTGGGTGGCAAAGAGCGTACCCTGATCTCCTCTCGCATCCCAATATGGTCAATCTTCAAGAACTCACATTCGAGACCAACGGAACCCAAAAACTAGAACCTAAATTTTCCGAATATCTCAAGACTCATTGGCGCAAAGGTTGGGATCGTCTAACATTTAGTGTTAGTCCTAAATTGAGTGTTAGTGGTGAGAAATGGGAAGATGCAATCAAACCAGACATTGTTATGCAGTATCAAGAACATGGATACGTTTATCTTAAGTTTGTTGTAGCTAATGAAATTGATGTAGCAGAGGCTGCAATGGCAGTGGAATGTTATAGAGACAATGGATTTACTGGCCCAGTTTATCTTATGCCAGTTGGTGGAGTAGAATCAGTTTATGCTATGAATAATAAGAATGTGGCATTAATGGCAATGAAAAAGGGTTGGCGATATAGTGATAGATTACAAGTACCATTATTTAAGAATGAATGGGGGACCTGATGCTAATTATAGATAGAAATGATTTTAAAATGCTTGTTAGTATTGGTGAATGCAAGGCGCCCAATGAAACAAAAGTAATACATTTTATTCGAGAAGAATTCGATAAAGATCAAAATGTTATTTTAAGAAATACGTATGAATTTTTTATGAACAAAGATGAAATGAAAAAATTAGCAAAGGTATTAAATGACTACGAAGGATAAATTAGTTCATGACGCACCGTATCATCCTGGGTATGAAGGAGCAGTTTTTGGTCGACCAATGAGTGAGGTGATTCGAGAAAGAATTAGTGAAGGGCAGGCAAGATATTTTGCTAATGATAATATTTCACCTTATATTCATAATGAAGATGAAATAGAATTACTTGTGGATGAGGTTGCTGATAAATTTCAGCAAGTGTTACATTCTTTGATTATTGATACTCGTAACGATCATAATACTCAAGATACTGCACGCCGTGTAGCAAAAATGTTTATTAAAGAAACATTCAGAGGTCGTTACGCCAATCCTCCTAAAGTTACAGCTTTTCCGAATGTAGGTAATTATGATGAGCTATACGTCACTGGCCCTATCAGTATTAGGTCTACTTGTGCGCATCATTTCCAAAATATTGTTGGTCGCTGTTATATCGGTGTTTTTCCTGGTCGTAATGTTATTGGTCTTAGTAAGTTTAATCGTATAACAGATTGGATTGCCTCTCGTCCTCAGATTCAAGAAGAGATGACTATTCAAATTGCTGATGCAATTGAAAGAGAAACTGAGGCAGATGGGGTGGCAGTTCTAATGCAGGCAGAACATCATTGCATGACACATCGAGGCGTAAAAGAACATGAGTCAGATATGACCACATCTGTTATGCGAGGAGCATTTAGAAAAGATCCATCTTTGAAACAAGAGTTTTTTAATATTGTACATAAAATGAAATGAAAATCTATAGTAATCGAATAGCATTTTGTCTTAGTGATCAACATACTATTCCACATGGAGGTCTCGGTCAATTTGCTAAAAGCTTTGTCGAGACTTTCATTCCATTGGGATTTAAAATAGATATCATTTGTGATAAAGCCCCTTCTAATTTGGGTTTTAAAAGAAGCCTTGAAGAATCTGGTGCTTCGTTTATTTACCCGTCGGATCCTGTCACTTATAGTAAACATAGTAAGATCTTTATGTTTGAAGATTCTTACAATTTTGAGAAGATGATAAATTTTAGAGATGCTATGATGCAGGCTCTAAATACTAATTTGTATGATACTATAATTTGCAATACCCTAGAATCATTTCCTGCAGTACATTCATTGAGTCTGCAAAAATCTATACAAGTTATTTACTATACTCATAATGAAAGTATGGTGTTCTTGGATGATAGAACATGGAAAAATGAATTTAGTTTTTCATTCAATGATTATTTTAATGTTCTTCTTCGTTGTTCTAATATAACTGTAGGGACACAGACTACGAGAAATGTAGACGAATTGATAGGTAATAGAATTCATGCTCATCTATTACCTATTCCTATGCCGGAAAAAGAACTGCTTAAAAAACATATAAAACCTCGTGAAGGTGTACTTTGGATTGGTCGTTGGGAACCTAGAAAAAATCCAGAAGAATTTATTAGAGTAATTCAAGAATCAAAATTGCCTGCAAAGGTAATTACAAATATAAATGGTGCCAAAAAGTTTGAAGAAGCTCTCAAAGAAATCGGTGCTAAGTTTGAAATAAAGATTGGGGTATATGGTAAAGAAAAGGTCGATTTTTTAACCTCGGCTAGAGTAGCATATAATCCGGCAATTAGAGAATCTTTCGGTTTAGCATTTTATGAAACTGCTGGTCATATGCCTACAGTTGTTTTAGAGAATATGAGTTGGATCAAAAATTTCCCAACCAATTTTTATGTTCCAACAACCAAAAAAGATGCAGTAGATAATATCAAAAGATTATATGATGTAATGGAAGATGGTTCTTATCATTATGAAAATAAAGTATTTGATAGAATAGTCAAGGATAATTCAAATGGTATAACTAAATGGTTAGAAGTTTTTGATAATTTTGTACCAACAAAATCTGAAAGTGAAAAAGCAAGAATAAATCAAGAGCATACTGTGTGCTACAAGGATTTTATAAAAAGCTTAAATAGAAAAGATTTGGCTATCGACGATATCAAAAGTGTATTGACAAATAAGCATAAGTATAATATAATCTATACTGATGAAAATACCTATCTATCAAAAGATAAACACTTTGTTCCTAACGAAAAGACTAGTAATACTTCTAGTCTAGAGGATTTATTTGCATGAAAACATTTGAATATGTGATTTCTGGTCCAGCATATCTGCGTCTTGGTGCAGAACAATGTAACGATCCGGAAACACTAAATATGATTAATAGCATGATTTCAAAGACTTGCCATAATCAAAATAATCATACTTTTTCGTTATTATATAATGGATTTACAGAAAAGAATTTTGGACCTAAACTACAAAAGTATAGGCCATCTATAAAGCAGATTCATGCTGACTCCGGTGGATTGCAGATTATTACTAGAGGATTAAAAAATACTCCAGAATTTAGAGAAAAGGTTTATACTAATCAAGGCACCTATGCTGATATAGGCATGGCATTTGATGAAATTCCGGTCAAAGCAACACAGGATGGTAAATCATCTAAAATTGATACGAAGCGCAGATATTTTGATAGAGAGAATTTCAATACTTATGCTTCCCAAACAGGCAAGAATGTAAGAGCACAGATTGAAAAATTTGCAGAATTAAAATCTAATTGTAGACCTTTTGTGATTATACATGGAGCATCCCATGATACATATCAGCACTGGGCTGAAACGATTCTTCGAGAAGTTTCAGAACCATTGCATGATAGGATTGGTGGTGTAGCCATGGGATCAGCGGCCCTAGGAATGGGTCAGTTAGAAGATGTAAAGAGAGCATTTTATGTTACCCTTATGCCTTTCAGTAGACCTTTTCATCTACATGTATTAGGTGTTGGCGCATTACGACGTATGTTACCGTATCTATTATTTAGCCAAACGGGTTTGTATGATGGGATTAATATATCTTACGATTCTACTACTCATTCTATGTCTCTTGATAATGGTTTATTCTACTTCTCACACTATAAGAAGTCGCCGGGATCTGCTTATGGCGGCACATCAGTTAAAATGGGAAGAGAATATTCCAACATCTATAGAACAGTTACTGAAGAAATAAATGCAGTATGTGGTACTACTTACGATCCTGTTGAATACCATAAGTTAATGAACTATCAAGTAACAGCTTATCTAGAAACAGGCGGCAAATTTATTGATATTATGCGAGCAAGATTAGCATTTATTCTTACCAATGTACATAATTTCACTAAAGATGTATCTGAACTTACTCAGTCTAAAGAACAGTTCTTAAAATTTGCTAGAGATAAAGATTGCGAAAATGAATATGCTACATTATTTGATGTAAAAAACCTAGACGATTTTCTACACTGGGAAAAACACGTCGGAAAACACATGGATTCAGAATCAGTTATTGATCAACCACCATCTTCATTAGAGGATTTATTTGCATGATTATTAAACAAGACGTTCGACCAAGAACAGAAACATATATTAAAATTAGAACTGAATTCGAAGGATATCATCGTTATCCTATCGCTAGCCAGATTGATCCTCGTATTGCCTTTCTTGAAAATGAACATAGGCACATGTTTAAGGTTGAGGTTAAAATCTCTGTATCCCATCTTGATAGAGAGCTAGAGTTCTTTTTAGTTAAATGGGCACTACAAGATTTTATTCAAGGCGGCAATATGAATCACAAATCATGTGAAATGATTGCCACTGATATCCTTGAACAACATCTTATTCCTAAGTATGGTCAACGATTCTATGAGATTGTTGTATCAGAAGATGGTGAGTCTGACGGTATCGTAACATACTATCCAGGTGAGTAATGGGCAAATTATATTATATGGGATTGGAGCCCTATGAGGGCAGATATACTTTACAATTACAGCATTGGAGTGAAGAAGTATTCAAGCGTAGGGGTATCGACTATGAAGTTATACATGGTGAATTACTTGATTCTTCTAAGTCTATTGTAACAGGACAAGTATTAGATGCACATGGTCGCAGCTATTATTCTTTGACACAGATGGCAAAACTTGTGGCAAAGATGAAGGCAGGTGAAATTACTTGGGAAGATACTATTTTCTTTGAGGATATGTTTACTCCTGGTATGGAAGCATTGCCCTATATCATGGATCAAACTACTCCGGAATTTTCTCCTAATGTTTGGGTAAGGTGTTTGGCACAAACTATCGACCCTGATGACTTTCTTCATGTATGGCATATGGAAGAATGGATGTCTAAATACGAGCATATGGTGAACACTTTTGTTAAAGGTGTACTGGCATCTAATGAGGAGATGGTTGCCCATATGAAGATTGCAGGTTGGAATGTTCCGATCTATAATATTTCCGGTCTAGCTTTCGGTAAAGAAGAAGTACAATCTAGAGTGCCTGTTAGAAAAGATTTTCATGATCGTAAAAGGCGAGTATGTTTTGCAGCAAGATTCGATCAGGAAAAGCAACCTAACTTCTATATGGATATGGTTGAAAGATTAAAGCCATATCATGATATTGAGTTTTGTGTTTTATCAGGTGGACCTTTACGTAGTAATGACGAGTTGATTCTTCAAAGAGCAAGAGAGCTTGAACAAAAAGGTATGTTAACTATTCATGAGAACTTAAAGAAGAATGAGTATTATGGAATTCTAGCAGATTCTCGAGTATTATTTAATTGTGCCCTACAAGATTGGGTCTCTAATACAGCATCAGAAGCAGATGCACTTGGTACTAATTGTCTATATCCTGCGTATCGTTCTTTCCCTGAATCATTTGCGAATGATCCTGAGTGTTTATATATTCCATGGTCAACTGTAGATGCTGATACTAAACTTATTAAATTACTCAATGCACCGAGACAAAACTTAGGTAAATTATCAGATTGGACTAATGGCACCATTGATAGATGCTTAGATATTATGTTGGGCGATTCAAGTAAATGGTATAGAGGTGGTATCAGGTATCGTAATCATCTATCAGAAAATAAATATTAAGACAAGCGGCCTTAAGACGCTCATCCCGCTTTATAAATTCTGCGTGTCATCAAACTTACTCAACGAGGCAAGAGATGGCTTTAATCAACTTATCAAGACCATACAATTACACAAGTACAAAAGAATACCATGACGCATTTCCATGCGCATATAGACAATGGCGAGCTGATAGTCATTGTAATATGATTCATGGTTATAGTTTTTCTATGAAGTTTTATTTCGGCACAGATCATTTAGATGTTCGTAATTGGGCAGCAGATTATGGTGGTTTAAAAGAACTAAAGAAAATACTTGAAGATCAGTTCGATCATACTTTACTAGTAGCACAAGATGATCCAGAACTTGATACATTTAAATTATTACAAGAAAAGAAGATGGCTAAATTAACTATACTACCAAGACTTGGATGTGAAGGTTTGGCTGATATGTTATATAAGTATGTCAATGGTATTTATATACCAGATATGTGGGGCCCTGGGGAAGCAGAAAGACTATGGTGTTATCGAGTAGAAGTTAGAGAGACACAATCTAACATGGCTTTCAGAGAAGGCCATAGGGAATGGCAAGAAAACTTACTAGATTAATGCAAAAATTCTATAAAAATATTCTTTCTAATAAAACAGCTAATATTATTTACGATGAATTCATTAATCTAATATTAGCTAACAAAAATAATACAAATAATTATGTTACTTTAAATAATGATTATTTGGAAAAAACATGTTTGGCAACTTTTGATTTCTTAAATAATCCTGAACATAATGGGGAGAAAAGTAAAACATTTGCTATCTATGATTTACCAGTAACTAAATTGGAAATAAACTCTATAGATGAAATGATAAGAAAGGACTTTGGAAATAGTTATAGATTTACACATTCATATATAAGATGCTATACCAACGGTTCTATACTAAATCCTCATATAGATTCTCCTGGATTAGATCTTACCTTAACAGTAAATATTCATAGTAATGATACTGATAATTGGCCGATTTGTTTTTCTAAAAAAGAACTTATAGGAGAAGATTATGAGAATTATGTATCATTGGTAACATCACAAAGAGAAATTGAATCTTATAGTTTTTTGCGAGATTATATGAATGATTATTCTGAGTATGTAACTAAAAAAGGCGACGGTATATGCTCTACAAGAAACTTCCCACATTGGAGAATGCCATATGAAATTAAAAATCCCGGGCAACATTTTGTGCAAGTATTTTATCATTGGATAAAAGAATGAAAATTTGTTTACTAGGCGATACACATTTTGGAGTCAGAAATGACTCCAAAACTTTTCATAACTATTATAAAAAATTTTATGAAATGTTTTTTGAATACATTGATAACAATAAGATAGAATACATAATTCAATTAGGTGATTTATTTGACAGAAGAAAATACATAAATTTTCTTACATTATCAGAATCTAAAAAGTATTTCTTTGATAGAATTGAGAATAAAGGTATAAGATTAATATCTTTACTCGGTAATCATGATATATTTTGGAAAGAAAGTCTATCAGTAAATTCCCCAGAATTACTTCTTCAAAATTATAATTATATAGAAATTGCTCACAATCCTACTACAATAAGATGTGATGGTGTATCTATAGATATTATTCCTTGGATATGCAAAGAAAATGAACAAGATGTTTTTGAATTTGTAAAAAACTCTAAATCAAAAATATGTATGGGGCATTTTGAATTATCTGGATTTGAGATGATGAAAGGAGTGCCAAATCATGATGGTATAGACGGAGTATTTCTAAACAAGTATGAAAAGGTTTTTAGCGGACACTATCACACATCCTCATCTAAAGGTAACATTACTTATTTAGGAACGCCATACGAATTGATGTGGTCTGATTATAATGATCCAAAAGGGTTTTATATACTTGATACTAATACTTTGGATTTAGAGTTTATTAAAAATCCTTTTCTAATGTTTGATAAGATTTACTATAATGATGAGGAAGAACAAAATTACAATTATGATAATTATGCAGATAAGTTTATAAAAGTTATAGTTATCAATAAAAATGATTTTAGTAAGTTTGATCAATTTATAGATAATCTATATAAAGCTAATACTGCAGAAGTTAAAATTATTGAAGATATGTCTGAGTTCGAGAATTCAGCTATAGATGATAATCTCAATTTAGAAGACACAATGACACTATTATCTGAGTATGTAGATGGATTAGACACTGACGCTGATAAGCAAAAGTTAAAACACTTACTCAGAGAACTTTATGTGGAAGCTCATGACTATGAGGAAACATGATCTATTTTAAAACTATTCGTTGGCGAAACTTCTTATCGACAGGGAATCAGTTTACAGTAGTTGAATTAGATAAACATCCGACGACGTTGGTTATAGGAGAGAATGGCGCAGGCAAAAGCACCATTCTTGATGCTATATGTTTTGGTTTATTCGGTAAGGCATTTCGCAACATCAACAAACCCCAGTTAGTTAATTCAATTAATTTAAAAAATTGTGTAGTAGAAATAGAATTCCGAATCGGTAAGAAGGAATATAAAGTAGTACGAGGAATGCGCCCTGGCGTATTTGAGATACATCAAGATAGTGTTATTCTTAATCAAGATGCTGCAGTAAAAGACTATCAGAAATACTTTGAGGATAAGATATTAAAGTTAAACTATAAATCTTTTACTCAGATTGTTATACTAGGATCAGCTTCCTTTACTCCCTTTATGCAATTAGCACAAGGAATACGAAGAGAAGTTATTGAGGATATTCTTGATATTCAAATCTTTAGTGTTATGAATAATCTTTTAAAATCTCGTATTACAGATATGCGAGATAAGATACGAGAAATAGATACTCAAATAGAAATAGGTAAGCAAAAGGTAAAAATACAACAAGAGTATATTAAACAACTTGAAGACGATCAAAAGAAAAGAAATGATGATATACAAGCAAAGATCGATAAAGCTAAAGAAGATATCAAAAATCTTGAAGAAGAGAGTAGAGGCCTCACAGAACAATACAACCTTTACTCTAATTCAGTTAAAGATGATGCTGAGATCTCTACCAGAAGAACTGAGATGGTTACTCTTTATAAATCATTACAAACAAGAATTAAAAAAGTTGAAAGTGATATCCTATTCTACGAAGAGCATGACTCATGCCCGACTTGTTCTCAAGTTATATCTACAGAACTTAAAACAACAACAATCGGGAAACATACACATAAGAAAGAAGAAATCTGTGATGCGGTTGATTCGCTCTACCACAAAATCCAAGAACTCGAAATTAGAGCTAATGAAATTATTGAAACCAAACAACAAATCGTCGATATACAAAATAAAATCACAGAATGTAATGGAAAAATTATTGCTCAACAGAACTATATCAGAGCAATACAGACAGAGGCAACACCTGAAGCTGATTCAGAAGACGTTTTGGTTAACGCAAAGGGAACACTCAAAGTTCTTGCCAAAGAAGTTGTATCAGCGTCGGAAGGTAAAAGTAAGCTCAAAGAAGACTCGTATTATCTTGATGCCGCTTCCACGTTACTCAAAGATACTGGGATCAAGACTCGTATTATAAAACAGTATTTGCCTGTTATCAATAAGTTAGTAAATAAATATCTAACAGCAATGGATTTTTTCGTGTCTTTTGAATTGGATGAAGCATTTAATGAAACTATTAAGTCGAGACACAGAGATGATTTTAGCTATGCTTCATTTAGTGAAGGCGAAAAACAAAGAATAGATTTAGCATTATTATTTACTTGGCGCACAATTGCTAAGATGAAAAATAGTGCAGCAACTAATCTATTATTGTTAGACGAAGTATTCGACTCAAGTTTAGACTCTAATGGTACAGAATTTGTGATGACATTGCTGAATACAATAGGCGAAGATGTAAACGTATTTGTGATATCGCATAAGGGCGATCAATTATTAGATAAATTTAAGAATCAGATTAAGTTTGAGAAACATCAAAATTTTTCTAGGATAGTATAATGTTGATTGTAAGGCGTGATAAATTAAATTTACTTGAACCAAACGATCCTTTACTTCGTAAAAGACCCTCGCCCTATTCTTTTGAAGAAGATGGAGACCCTCGAAATCTTATTAATGTTATGCATGCTAGAATGCTAGAATTGGGAGGGGTAGGATTAAGTGCAAATCAAATTGGAATAGATAGACGTATGTTTATAATGGGTTCAGAAATACCTATTGCTATTTTTAATCCCGAAATTTTAGAATACCATAATACTACAGAATCATTACGAGAAGGTTGTCTAACATATCCTGGTCTTGTGCTTAACATTACTAGACCCAAATCTATAAAAGTTAGATATCAAAATAAAAATGGTGACTTTGTAGAAGAAGAATTGATTGGCCTATCTGCTAGAGTATTTCAGCATGAGTATGAACATATGGAAGGCAAAGATTTTACTGAGAAAGTTTCTAAGTTAAAACTCGATCTTGCTAAGAAAAGATTTTTAAATCTTAAAAAGAAAATAGTTAGAAAACACGCAGTAAAAACAATGATAGAGGCACTGAATGAGTCAACCAAATCTGAACGAATATGATAATTTTGATTTCGGATTCACAGCTGTAGATTCTGAAGATCAAGTAGTAGAAAAACCTGTACAAGAAATAGTTCAACCTGTTAATGATGAATTAGACAGGATTAAGAAAATAGTTAATGACATCTATGTTAAAGTAGATTCTTTGGAAGAAATTATAAAAGCAGGAGTCAATAATACTTTCGATATAGATGCTTACAAGACTCTCGTGGATAAAGAATCACAAGAAAAATTGAAAAAACTTGAGGGACTGATACTCCCGCTATTGCTTAATCTTAAAAAGAATCCCACTAAGGACACAATAAAATGGCCTAATAGAGAGCCAATTATTGATGCTCAGATATCCAAAATTTTAGCCATTACTAGACCAGCACAGTAAGCCATTGATATTCAAAATACTTTTAATTTAGCATTATAGATTAGAAAGTATTGACACCTGTTACTTTATCATATATAATTAGATATATCATAAGGAGTCGAAGATATGTCTATCAGCAATCTATCCAACCCCAAATCAATTCTAGCAAAACTGCTAGCTCAAGAAAATCTTTCCATCGAACATCGCAAAACTGCCACAGCTAGTTTTGATCCCGTCAATCGAGTCCTATGCCTTCCTATCTGGAAGGATATGTCCTCTGATCTGTATGATTTATTAGTAGGTCATGAAGTCGGCCATGCTTGGGAAACACCCCCTAAAGGCTGGCATACTGCAATTGAAGAAAAAGGTAAAGGATTCAAATCTTTTCTTAATGTAGTAGAAGATGCTCGCATTGAACGAGCAATCAAAAATCGTTATCCTGGTCTTCGTGCTCCTTTCTATAGAGGATACAATGAATTAATGCAGCAGGATTTTTTCGGCTTAGATAAAATGAACGTAGATCTAAAAGATCTTACTCTTATAGATCGTCTAAATCTTCACTTTAAAGTTGGTCCATTTATTAATGTGCCCTTTCATAATGAAGAACAGATCTATGTAGATAGAATGAACAATCTTTCTACATGGGATGAGGTATATCAATTAGCATCTGAACTATATCTAATTCATGAGGATAAAGATACTCGTTTTGATTTGGATGAAATGGAGTGGAAGGAATCATACGAAGATGGTGATGAGGACTATGGTGATTACGAAGAATATGAATCAGACGATGAACGCCAAGGTAAAAATAGAAAAGGGGGTAAATATAGTCCAGAGGCAAAAACCGATAGCCATTTCAGAGATAGAGAACAAGAGCTTATTGCTGATCACATGAAACCTTATGTGTATTGTAATCTTCCTGAAGTAGATCCAAGTAAGTTTATCATTCATTATAAAGATATCTATTCTAACTCAGATTTTTCTAAAATAGATAATTTCGAGGAAGTATTTAAGAAGTTCTACGGATCGGATGATATTGGTAAATACAAAGATAAATTGGATGTCTTTAATTCTGCCACTCTTTTTAGAGAGTACAGAGAAAAAAATCTAAAATATATTCAATACTTGGTCAAAGAATTTGAACTAAAGCGTAATGCTGCTCAGTATGCTCGTGCAAGCGTGTCTAAATCTGGTGAATTAGATTTAGAAAAAGTATGGGCGTATAAGTTAAAAGAAGATCTATTCAAAAGAATTACTAAGATTCCGCACGGCAAAAATCATGGTATGGTTATGTTCGTAGATTGGTCTGGGTCTATGACTGAAAATTTATCTAATACTATTGAACAGACTTTGATACTATCAGACTTCTGTAAGAAAGTAGGTATTCCTTTTGAAGTATATGCATTTACAGACAATCATAATACTTTTAGATATTATAGAGGAAACACCAAGAGACTTCTTAAGAGAGAGGAAAAAAGTTTATTCTTAGATTTTAATGGAGTCAATCTGCTTAATTTTCTATCTTCGAGTATGTCTTCTAGTGAATATAGAAAAGCACAGTATAGATTATTGCAGATTGCTGAAGGCTATAGAAGATCTTACGATTACAAGCAAGAACAAAATCTATACTTTTTAGACAAAGCTAAATCTCACTCGTTACCTGGTGATATCGGATTAAGTGGTACGCCATTAGATGAAGCTATAGTGTTAGCACACTATATTGTACCTCATTTCAAAACTATTAATAAACTTGATATAGTTAATACAATATTTTTGACTGATGGTGATGGAAATGAAAATACCGCTTTAATACAAGGCGGAAATCTAGTGCCTTTTAGATATCTTGCTCAAAGTCCTACCTATAATTTAGTGCTCAAAGATAAACAAACAGGACTTATGGCAGTTGCCAAACCTGGTCAACCTGTTACTGTGGCGTTACTCTCTTTACTAAAAACTAGAACTGATACTAATTTGGTAGGATATTTTATTTCAAATAGATCAATGAGAAGTACAATCATAAACATGGCTACACACTATGGGCAGTTTATTCCGATTGAAGAAGCTATGAAAGAACATAGAAAATACAAATATTATGGTATGGCAGGTACTGGATATGACAAATACTTTTTAGTTTTGAATAAAGACATGGAGATACAAGATTCTAATTTGGATACTAACGGGGACAATTCAAAGAACGCCCTGAGGAAAGCATTTATTGTAAATCAGAAAAATAAGCTATTGAATCGTGTTTTGATAACCAAATTTATAGAACAAATTGCTTGACATTGAATACTATTTCATATATACTTAATTATTACTTGAGGAGTCTTATATTATGAAACTTTCTGAATCAG